TCGGCATGCCTACCGCTTCCATTCGGGACAGAGCGAGAGTCCCTTGGTGGAATAATTTGAATGCCGATTTGGTACTTGGAACGTATGGCATTACAGTTCTTTGATTACGCGAGGTTTGAATTTGAGTTTGCTAACGTATTGTTCTAGCGACTCTACAGTGTCCGCATAAGTGTAGTACGCATCGCGTACCCAGAACGGCCAGAACCAGTGTCTAACCTCTAGTTGGTAATAGCCGTCTTGTCGTAAGACTATTCGGTATCTAGTCTTGAACACGGTCAGTTCCTTTAGTCATTTCCATGCTTCCGTCCGTTTCACGGACATCTAGTCCTTGGGCTTGTCCGGCTTTCATAAAGATCGCTACCACCTTAGCCATTCCTAGGTCGATGCCATACGTTTTCACGTACTCGGCTATCATCATCACTGTGTCCTCGGCGGATTTGGTTTCCGTAGGCCAAAAGCCTAGTTCACAGTGCACGCCTGCGGGTGTTTTGATGCCGATGTAGTACATATTTTCCATGATTATTTCCCGATTTGACCTTTCGCATTGCGATATTGGGCGTTACCGCCCTTGATTGTTACCGAACCTGTAATTTGACCGCGTTGGTTTCGGACGACTAGTCGTCCATTACCAGAAGATTGAATAGTAGACTGGATGCGACCTGCTTTGTCCCTGATCGTGATACGATCATTGGCCGTAACAGTATTTACACACAGTAACAAGCAAAGAGTTACGATTGCGGTTTTCATTTTAGTATCTTTTCCCTTGGGGCTTTGCCCGGTTTTCGACTTTGTGATCTTCACGTTTGGCGTTAAAGGCTTCCTTCTCTGCCATGATAGTGCCAAGTGGGATTCCGAGGAAGCCTGCTAGATCGAAAATGCGGATAACAGCGTCCGCTAGCTCGACGGCGATGCCGTCGTATTGCGGTAGCTTGTCGTCTTTGGTGTTCTTGCGGTGGCTTTCCAGTGCTTCGCTGATTTCGCTATGAACCAACGCTAGCTTTGTTGGCACGACGAGGGCGTTATTGGCAGCGTCCCACCATCCTGCCTTCACGTTGGAAGCGTGAATCATTTGGCAAAGTTCGTTAACGCAGACGTATTTCATAGGAAGATCAACGAGATCGCTTGTACGTGGAGCAGGTTCTAGGGCGTCTACAAACCTGCTAGCTAGCGTCCACATTGTATCTCCAAAGTCGCTTCGTACCAGTAAATCATCGTGCCTATCTAGCTCAAGTACGTCGTAAAATGCCCCTACAGATAATCCATTTACATTCTCTATGTTAATGCACTTTACCAAATCCCCTACCTTAAACTTCGCCATCAAATAAACTCCGAAAGTAAATGAAAACGTCCGATATGCGGACATCCAGCAACAGCGATGTATTCAGTCGGAAGATCCGACATATACTCTCGCTCTCGCTGAGCTATGAAATTAAACCTACACACTTGCTGCCGTCTTTCAGTATTAGTTATATTGATACCAATCGCTGCGTTACAGTGTGCCCAAATGCCTTTGCTACCTGAAAAGTTAGCCTTAGTGATCCAGTACGTCGCGGCATTATAAGCGTCAGCATTAGTCTGGGATGCTGTAAGCATCAGGACTTTTAGCTCTTGGCTTATCTGCCTTAGCGACTTCCAAATATGATCGAGTGCTTCATGCCTTTCCTTAATGCCCCTGGAAGGGGCGAGAAGGGCGGCATAATCCACGCCGACTACATCGGCCACCCAGCCTTGATTCGCCCAGCCTAGCAGCATATCACGCAAGTCCTCGACGGTCATCGTGTTTGCTGGTCGGCTAACGAATCTCAGCCTTTTCGGTGCTAACTCGCTTAGTCGCTGCCAAGCAAGTTTAGCATCATCCATACTATAGCCAGACTCGGCAAGCCGAGTTTCGTATTTTAGTGAAAATTCTTTTTCTTTGTATTCAATTTCTGTCGGCAGGTTGTACTTGCAGCGATACGCCGGTCGCCCGACGAAAGCTGTAGTCCATCGCTTCAGGGCTTGTTCTTGGCTCAAATCGCCTATGTTGATATAAGCGACCCGCTTGCCTTGCACCATAGCCCTTTGGCACAGGCTCGCCAAGTGCGAGCTTTTACCCGACTTGTCGGGACCGCAAAACACGACCAAAGCGTCCCGGTGGAGCGTAGGGCCGAAGAATCGGCCAATCGCTGAATCGGCTTTGAACGTGATTAAAGGCTCGTAATGGGCCTTCTCGAACGCGTCCTCGATAACACTGATATCATCAAGGGGTTCGACAAATTCAGCGTCCTGCGCGATTTTAGGGGGCTTCCAGCCCTGTATGGCACTTACGGCTTCCTCTAGTTTCCCGTTAGAGAGAGCCGCCATTGCCTTATCTACGATTGACCGCGTAGCGGTCTTGCGTATTAGACGCTCGATTAAGTCCACGCAATACTCGGTATTCATGTCTATCGCTGAAAGCGATGAAAGAAATTTACCGACAAGTTGTGATATGGTTTCATCTGCCGTAGATGCCCATTCAGCGTAGATCGCTGTTAGGGCTACAGGACCGGGAGCCTCCGAAAATTGCTGGTAGTGTGATACGCACCAAGAGGCGACTCGATTGCTCCACTTACTAGGAAAAGGATTCTCCGGCAATGCCGGAGCTACTTTAGCTAGCGTAGCAGTATCTAGGCACAACGCAGTAACGGCTAGCCGTTCGTCGCTGCCATTTACCTCCTCAATCTGCATTTACTTCCCTTTCCCGAACGCGAAATCGCGTAACTGTCTGACCTCTGTTCGGCTAGCCGAACCGGGATCGTCAGCATCTAGATTAACAACAAATGTCTCGCCAGGAAAGACGGCTAGCTGGTCAGCTAGTTGTCTTGCCCGAGCCTGTGCCTTGGGTTCGTTATCGAACACAATGATTCTCCTCCAAATGTCGGCCATCAAGTTTACCTGTGCTTGGGTATAGGCTACGCCTAGCGTAGCAACTGCCCCTCGCCCTACATTGATAGCTGATAACGGACCCTCGACTATTATAGCCGCTTCGCGGATAAACTGATTCCCGAAAAGCATTTTTTTCTCGTCAAACGACTTCTGCATAGCTGAAGCTGTTTGATAGCGAGGCTCTTGGCCGCACGCGGCCCTAGCCGTCCACGAAACGATCCGTTTGCCTTTGTGAATCGGGATGAACAAGCGGAATGGGTAATTGGAGAATGGACCTGTGGCCCGTATATCCCACACAGATTCTAAGTAATCGGGGTCTAGACCCCGCTCTAGGACGTAAGCATGGACTGCTTCGCATTGTGTGATTCCGACGAGATTGGTGGGAGGCGTGTACACGCCTAATGGTTTGTCGTCGGTGTCTTTACGGACGAAAGCTCGCTGACCTAGAAGCTGGGAAATCTCGTCGTAAGGTGCGTGCGTTAGCTCGCGGAGAAGTTTTGGGAGGTGCCAACCTCCGCAAACATAACACGAACTACGGTCAAGTGTTTCCTTGATACCGCAATGCCACCTGTCAGAGTGGCAGCGAGGACAGTAAGTTTGCAGCCAGCCTGGGCGGGAATGTTTGGATGTTGTCGAGTATTCCACGCCATATTTTGTAAGAAAGTCAGTAAGCATAGCTTACCCTCTTTCCATTGCTCGTTTTACGAGCGTAATGTAATTGACGAACTTAGGATGTAATGTATGGAAACGCCGCATTCGCGGCGAACCGTAACGAGCGTGTAGCACGAACCAATCGTGAATGAATTCCTTGGGCGATTCAAGGAAGTCAAATATAGCTGGTTTGCACGCCAGATAGTCTCTGTACTTGTTGAGAGCATCTTGGACGTATTCTGGCTCGATGTCACATCCCGCGTGGCAGATGATCTCCCACATATCCAACGCCTCTTGCGTGACAGGCACGCGACAGGCAACTGGATCAGTCTTACTCTCCGCTATCATTTCCTTAGCGTTTCGCACAATCGTCGTAGACGACGGAAATGCCGCCGCTCTGTGAAATTCGAGCCAGCATAGCAGGCTGTATAGCTCGTCAAAAGAATAGCCCCGCTCCAACAATAACTTCCAATCACTTACTTTGGACCTGCCATTCGTGAGTAAGTTGTATCTGGAATGCAACTGTGAAGCGGGGCTTGGACCCGATTTATTTTGTTGTAGACTTTGAAACGTCATTCTTAACTGCCCATTGAAGTATTTCGTTTAGCCTTCTGGCACTACCTAACCGCGAAGGCCAAGTGACTACCTTATCCTTATCTTCTACCGCATCGTACCAAGCACTACCGCCGGAAATAACACCGATAATAGCGCCCTCGCAGGTTGCTGGACCCCCAGACATTCCGGGGCAACACGATACGTCACTATACACCGAATTCTCGTATGCGAAGGACAAAATTCCAGAAGTTTCTAGCCAAAATCCAGAAGCGTATCCAAATAGCTTCACTTCCTTTTTAGAAGGCCCATAGGCGAAGCCTATTTTCCTTACGTCCTTCATATTTTCCACCGCTGCCAGAGGCAGAATATCAAACTTCCGCTCAAGCTGGCAAGCCAGCACAGCGAGATCGGCCTTAATATCCACAGCCACTACCTTAGCCTTCGGTAAGTTCTTGAGCGTATCGCTCTCCAACTGATAGGCATAGCCCGTAGTAATATTGCCCTTCGTCGTCTCGACGACGTGGAAAGCAGTACCTAAGTACAAAGTAGTATCAGTTTGCTTAATGCCAAAGCAAGTTCCTTGACCGTATGATCCATCGGCCATAGCCGGAGTTCGCACGCGGAATACCGCGTTAGCCTCGGGATCAATCCCGAAAGCGACCTGCGATATAAGTAGAACTACTACCAACCCAAACGCTGCAATTGTTCGTGTAACCATTTTTCTTTTTTCAGGTACATGCCTGTCCGTTGAGAATGAAGTGGAATCGCTAGGTTTACGTCTTGTTTCAATGCATAAAGCATTAAGTGCGTCAGCACTTCTGCTTCGGTCCAGTCGTTTATTCTACAGAAATCCTTGAAATTTTCCTGTAGATCGGTCGGAACTTCCGTGAGAGGGACTTGTTTGGTCATTAGAACTCACAAACCCTTTGTGCCGTATGAATGGAAAGTCTGGAAGTTTCGTCAATATCGTACATCCAGTAGTCTAGTTCGATGGGATCGACAGATTGGCATTGAAAAGGATTGTAGTCGTTGTCGTAGTATTCCCACGCTTTCAGCGGGATCTTAAACGTGACCTTTGCGTATGCTTTCGCTGCGTCTACATCTTCGAACCGCATTACTTGCGGAGTGAAGAATAGACCGTCGTGGAAAACAAGGATGGCTTCCGTTTCATTAGTACGATCAAACTTAACTTGGGTCATTTTCCCATCTCCATTTCTAGCATCTTGTGAATCGGTAGATCGTTTAGTTTCTTGCCTTCGATGATGGCTTCGTGGATTTCTTGTTTCTGCTGAATTACTTTGCAGAGCTTTTCTTCTATTGTATCTCGGGTCAGTAAAAAGATACCCTCGGTTTCTCTTTTTTGTCCTATTCTGTGGTTGCGACCTCTTAGTTGATCTGCGTCTTTTGCGTTCCAAGGAAGCTCGACCGCAACGAATTTTGTTGCCGCAGTCAACGTGATTCCTGCGGAACCTGACTTGATGTTGCACACAGCTAGCCTACAGCTAGGATCAGTTTGAAATCTTTCTATGTATTCAGTCCTACGACGCGAATTGACGCTGCCATTGATTCGAATGGCTTCGCCTTCTCCTATAGCTCGCCTGTAGATTACGTCTAACATAGGAGAATGAGTGCAAAATACAATGAGTTTTTCTTTAGGGTGAGTATCTAGGTAGTCTTTGATCCAATGTACTGTGTGTCTCGATTTGCATCTAGCTACCAACATAAGTAAATTCTGGAGTAGCGTCAGTTTATCTATGCCAGCATTTTTGCTTCCAAAGCGTTTACGACGTATGCTAGACACGTATTCCCTGTGAAGCAAATCGTAAGATTCGCGGTTATCCATGTCTACGAATTCGATTCGCAATGTCTGTGGAGGTAGATTTAGTACACTCTTGTTGCGGCGAATCATAAATCCCTTCAGGATTCTATGTAGTTCGTCTAGATTGCTGGCTCCATCGTAGTTCCACCTACCGAAATCTAGTCTAGGGGCACAGTATTTCCACGCAAATTCCTTGAACGAGGGGAATAAGTCTGGGCGTATCATCGACAGAATGTAATAGAAATCTTTAGGACGGTTAGCTATGGGAGTAGCCGACAGCCCTTGGACGCGAGGCGTTCGCTTGGCTAGCTTTACGGCTGCTTTAGTCCAGCCTGTTTCTATGTTAGCTAGGTTATGGCACTCGTCGAAGATGATACAGCTAAACTGTTGCTCTAGAAGCCAGGGTAACTGG